TGGAAGAGCATGCGACGTGGTTTGAGAGCCTGCCGCGCATCCACAGCGATGCCCACCGCGTCTACGTTCACGCCGCTGTAGAGGGTCGCCACGACCTCAACAAAATGCCAGTGAGCATCACCCAATGGCTACGGTACCCCGATGGCGAGGATGTCGGGTATCGCGGCCTGCACGTCGTCCATGGGCACACGCCGGGCATCTTTGAGGGCGCAAACCGCACCTGTCTGGATGGCGGCAAGGCGCTGTGTTGCGGCGTGTTCGACGACGACGTACCCGGTGGACCAGTGGAGCTGCTGTGGGCCTGATCCAGCTATCGCGTCCGGTCGACCGAGCTGGCACGCGCACGGCAATCGAAAAGCGCCGCTGCGAGATGTCGCTGGCCGAGTTTGTGCGACTGGCTTGGCACATCATTGAGCCGGGCCAGCCGTACGTCCATGGGTGGCACATCGACTACGTCTGCGCCCATCTGGAGGCCATCACAGACGGCGTCCTGAACGATGACGGGACGTTCTACAACCGACTGCTGGTCAACGTGCCGCCGGGCACCATGAAGAGCCTGCTGATCGGGGTGTTCTGGCCTGCATGGGAATGGGGGCCGCGCAACAAGCCACACATGCGCTACGTCTGCGCCAGCCACTCTCTGGACCTCGCGATCCGCGACAGCTTGCGCATGCGCCGACTGGTCACCGATGACTGGTACCAGCGCCACTGGGGCGACCGCGTCAAGATCACGGGCGACCAGAACGCCAAGGCCAAGTTCGAGACCACTGCAACCGGGTTCCGGCAGGCCTGCGCGTTCACCGGGATCACTGGCTATCGTGGCGACCGGGTGATCTGCCTACCGTACGACACTATGGTACTGTCATCCGAGGGCTGGTTGCCCATCGGAAGGATTGTGGATGAACGCCTGCCTGTCCGCATCGCCGGACACGATGGTGATGCCACGACATGGCAGGAGATCGAAGAGTATGAGCGCAACCCAGCGGCCCCCCTTGTCAGTATCCAAACCGAAAGCGGCGGCTTTGAATGCACCGGGAACCACCTTGTCTACGTCAAGGACAAAGGATGGATCGAAGCGGAACAGGTCTGCCAAGGCGACGGGGTCTACATGTCACCAATGTGGCAGCCCCGCGATGGGCAAGAAGTTCTGCACGTTCCAGTGCTATCAGGATCACCGACAGAGGGTTGTGCGAGAGCAGAACACCAAGCCATGCCTGAAGTGTGGAGCGCCTGTATACCGGACGCCAGCCCACTGGAAGAGGATGCCGGACGGCGGGTACTGCAGCCACCAATGCGCGTCATCGGGGGACACCAACGCGATGTGGACTGGCGGACTGGTTACGTTGACCTGTCCACGGTGCCTGACACAGTTTACCCGCAAGCCATCGGAAGCGAAGAGAGCCAAGTGGTGTTCTCCGACGTGCGCCAGTTTGTCGACATGGGATCAGAGCGGTCTTCGCCTTCCAGAGAGACCTTGTGCGGAATGCGGTCTTGCATTCAAACCCAAGAGCCGCAAGACCAACCTCTGTTCGCAGGCCTGTGCGGCAAAGCGACAGTCGAGGTTCCTGCGGGGGGAAGCCAACGGTCGATACATTCACGGGGATCACGCACGACCGTATCCGGCGGGATGGACGCGGAACTTCAAGGCGTCGATCAGGGAGAGGGATGGGAATGCCTGTCAGGTCTGCATGGTGTCGATGCCGGGCCTGCACGTCCATCACATCGACTACGTCAAGGACAATCTGGACCCGTTGAACCTGATCACGGTGTGCAAATGGTGTCACGGTTCGATGCACGGGTCGTTGCAGAGCCGACAGGAATGGTCTGCCAGACTATCGTCTCTGTTGCGAGATCGACTAGGTCCATAGAGGCGACTTACAACCTGCGCGTGGGTCCAAACCACAACTACTTTGCCAATGGTTTCCTGCTGCACAACTGCGACGACCCGCACTCGGTCGATGACGCGAACTCGGACGCCAAGCGCCAGACGGTCACGACGCTGTTCAAAGAGGCTGTGACGTCGCGCCTGAACAACCCGGATGGGTCAGCAATCGTGGTGGTGATGCAGCGCCTGCACGAAGGCGACGTGTCCGGCGTGATCATCGACAACGACATGGGATATGACCACATCATGCTTCCGATGCGGTTCGATCCGAACAGGGCCTGCGTGACCCGGTTGGGGCATTCAGACCCGCGCGAAGAGGATGGCGAGTTGCTGTTCCCAGAGCGTTTCCCGGAGCATGTAGTGGACCGGGACGAGGCCGCGATGGGACCGTATGCCACCGCCGGGCAGTACGCTCAAAGCCCTGAGCCACGGGGCGGTGGGATCATCAAGGACAGCTGGTGGAAACTGTGGGACAAGGGCGAGTACCCCGGCATCGAATACATCGTGGCATCGCTGGACACGGCCTACACGACAAAGAGCGAGAACGACCCCAGCGCGCTTACCATCTGGGGCGTGTTCAGCGCGTCAGGAGAGCAGGCATCGACCCGCATGGTGGATCGGTACGGCAGAACCATTGAGAGCGCCAGCGCGACCCAGTCAGAGGCGCTGGGGGCCACCGCCAAGGTGATGATGATGTACGCATGGCAGGACAAGCTGGAGATCGGCGAACTGGTGGTCAAGGTGGAGGAAATCTGCACCCGGATGAAGGTCGACCTGCTGCTGATCGAAAACAAGGCTGCCGGGCACAGCGTGGCGCAGGAGATAAGGCGGGTGTTTAACAGCGCAAGTTTCGCCGTCCAGATGTACGACCCGAAGACGCTGGACAAGGTGGCACGGCTGTATTCGATCCAGCACATCTTCAGCGAGGGCATGGTCTATGCGCCCAACAAGGACTGGGCCGAAATGGTGATCCGGCAGACGTCCAGCTTCCCGCGCGGGGCGCACGACGATCTTGTGGATACCGTATCAATGGGCTTGAAACACTTACGAGATGTTGGTATGCTCACAAGAGCGCCAGAGAGAATGGCCGAAATTGAAGACAGTCGCGTCTTCCATGGGAACAGTCAGAGCGCGCCGCTATACAACGCATGAGGGATTTATGAACAAAAAGTTGAACGCAATCACCGAAGACTGCGGCGACGGAGACTGGCTGGTCCATGTCACCGACACCGACACCATGGAGACGGTCATCGTCACCATCAAGGCCGCTACTGAAAAGGACGCGGCGTTCAAGGCAATGGAGCAAATCAATGAGCAATGAAGCAGCACGAAAGATCGCCTTGTATCTAGGGGCCATGGTCAATGAAGACCAGATCAGCCCGCCGGAAGTGATGATTGGTGCCACGCATGCCATCATCGCGTTCTGGATGGGTTGCGTGAAAGCTGGAACCCGCGCCGAGTCTCTGGACCTTCTGCGTGCATCCATGAACGAAGAGATCGACTACATGTTGACTGGCATTGCCGATGGCAAGGTGCCAGCGTGAAGATCATCTACGGAGGCCCTAGCTCCGTCCTGACCGTCGGCATGGCGCTGCTAGGCAATGTTTCGACACCGTTCATCGGGTTCACCAACCCCATCGACTACAACCGTTTCTCCACGATTGACGACGACACTCCGGTCGAAGACGTCATCACGGAGATCGAAAAAACAGGGGGAACGATCATCTATATCGAAAACCCCGACGCCGCCTCACGCCTGCATGAAATCATGTCCATCCTTTTCTAAAACGCCGAGAATGGACCGTGGGGAGAACTCAATCAATCAGAAGGGAAGATGCAATGATTTGGAACCCATGGGGCGAAGTCAAACGCCTGAATATCGCCCTGAAAAAGCAAACACTGGCGACGGAAGCGTGGTGTGAGAGCATGGCATATCATGCCGACAGGCTCAATCACGCGGAAGATGCGCTCTACGCCATCATCGCCGAAGAGAAGCTCACCAGCAACGCCACCGTCAAGCGCATGGCACGCTTCGCGCGTGAGGTGCTGAAATGATGAAACTACTCAGTGAAGTTGGTGGTCACGCATTCCCGTCAGACGCCAACAATGGCATGACCCTGCGCGACTGGTTTGCCGGGCAGTCGCTGGTTGGTATCCTAGCATCTGGCAGCAGGCAGGCAGATGAAGAAATCGCCATGGAAGCCTACACTTTGGCTGACGCCATGCTGGAGGCCCGCAAGGAATGATACACTTCTTCGTCAGCTTCTTCGTCGTCATCGCCGTGTTCGGCATCATCAGCGGGATCAATGACCAATGATTGAATACTTCATCCTCGGCATCATTATGGGCGGCTTCATCGCGTGGGCCACGTCATGATCATCAACGGCGCAGCACTGCTTCGGGCAGCCCCGATCAAGGACATGCTGACCACCAAGGTACGCGGACCATTGACCAGTCACGGCCTGTCCGAGGCTGGGTACGACATCCGC